GTTAGAGCCAGAAGTCATTGTATAATCAAAAAATGCTCCATCATAAGAACTAGTACTTAAAGTACAAAGAGATGCCGTTGATGAAGCAGATGTAGCACTAATTACTGCAGTAGTGTAAAGTGATTGAGGAGATTTTCCTATGAATGTTTCTCCAGAAGCTGAAGCTTGTAATACTGGTAATCCTGAAATATCATTTGTAGTAAATAACATTCCTGTTAAATCATCATCAACTGAGAATAAAGTTCCTTCACTTCCTATTACATCGAATACTGTTGAGCCACTGCCCATAGCTCTTAATGGTAATGAACTTCCGGATATTCTTAATGAACCCGTTATTTGAGTATTCCCATCTATTCTTGTAGCTCCATTAGAGATATTGACACCATCCCCACCAGTTGCTGAAAAAGTAAATTGATTGTTAGCTCCTGCTATAGTAAATCTATCAGTCTCATCAGTTTGTAAAACTAAATCTCGGCCGCTACTATTATTTCCAATATACATTGCAGTAGCATTCATAGCAATATAACCATTATACCCTGAACCTGCTATTCTTAATTGGCCTGGAGCAGTACTTCCGGGAGAAATATTAGTACCATTATTTATAAAAATTTCAGAACCAGTTATAGATCCTATAGATGATATACCGGAGCTTGATACTATAAGCGAACCTGTTATTTGAGCATCTCCTGTATATGGAAAAGTACTACTTGCAGGAAGGTTTGTTAATTGTGAACCATCTCCTGAGAAGTAAGCTGCTGAAGCTGTGCTTGGGAAAATGATGTCGCCTGTTACTAATGAAGCAGAGATTGTTGTAATGTCACTACCATCTGTTGCATATTTACCACCTATTCGTAGTTGATTAGACATTGCTGCTTCGCCAAGACTACCAGAACCTATTACAATATTAGCATTTCCAGCTACTATACTATCACCTGCATAAAATCCAAGTACTAAATTATCTCCACCCGTGATATTTTGACCTGCCCTATACCCAAATGCAGTATTATTATCTCCACTTAATAAATCATTTAATGCAAATGCACCTACAGCTGTATTATATAAAGGGGTATAACTAATACCAGTAGTACCATTTGCATATCCTGCTTTATATCCTACAAATACATTATTATATCCTGTACCTAAAGCATACCCCGCATACCTACCTAATGCAACATTATTTTGGGGTAAAGAACCATACTTTCCTGCTTCATATCCTGCTATTACGTTATAAGTTCCCCCAGTCAAACTACCTCCAGCACCACTACCTACTATAATATTATTATTAGATAATGTAGAAGGATGGGCTAATACCTCTCCCTTTATTTCAACATTACTTGTAAATTCTGCTACTGAACCTGTATGATATATAGAACCTGTTATTGATATTTTTGCTGCTTCATCTGTTGGTCCAGGAGTTGAACCTGATATTACAATTCCAAATCCTTGGTATTTTCCTAATCTAACAGTATTGTCTGCATTAGCTGATATAACTGGTAATCCTGAAATATTATTAGCTGCAAATAGTTCTCCAGATAAACCATCATTTACAGCAAATAAAGTTCCTGCTGCTCCTTTTACTTCAAAGATAGCTGAACCACTAACAGATCCACTTCCTTCTACTGATAGCATTGTAGAGGTTGTTGTTAGTTTTGATCCTGATATGATAAGAGATCCCGAGATTTGAACATCACCTTCTCTTGTTATTGTTCCACTGCTTCCTGTCCAGAAACCAGCTGCTATGCCTGTTAGATTTGAACCATCTCCTGAGAAGTAAGCTGCTGAAGCTGTGCTTGGAAAGATTATATCCCCAGTTACTAAACTTCCAGATATAATTGCAAGAGATCCAGATCCAATAAATAATTGACTAGACATTGCTACTGCTGAACCTGAAGCTGCATCGTGTCCTATTATTATATTACTTACACCAGAGGTAAGATATTTTCCTGCTTTATAACCTAATCCTATATTGTAATTGCCTGCGGAATTATATAATGCCTCTGCTCCAATAGCCGTTTTAGCTATTCCACCATCTCCCGATAATAAAGCATTTGTTCCTATAGCAGTATTATATGCTGTTGTATTATATTGACCTGCGCTTCTTCCTATAAGAGTACTATAATCTCCACCTCCATCTCCCTGAGATCCTGCATAATAACCAACCTTAGTAGAACCTTCTTCAGAATTTATTGCAAGGGTTGATGCATTACCTATTATTAAATTCTCTTGGGCATTTATAATTTGAAATTTTTCAGCTGTTGAAGTATTAGTTGCTACTAAATAAGCTGCTGAAGCTGTGCTTGGGAAGATGATATCACCTGTTGCTAATGAAGCAGAGATTGTTATTAAATCTGCGTGACCTATTCGAAGTTGATCACTCATGCCTGTTGCTTGACCTAAACTACCTGATCCTATAAAGATATTATTACTTCCATCTTTTATTAATCCACCAGCATAATATCCAATTCCAATATTATAATTTCCATCCCTATTATCAGTTAAAGCAAATGCCCCATATCCTATATTACCGGTTCCATCTGCCCCAGCCTCTCCTCTACCTGCTTCTCTACCTATATATACATTATTTGTTCCATCTACTTCTCTTCCTGCATTTTGACCTATAAAAACATTTCTAGAAGATGATGCACCCCCCGAACCTAAACCTGCATCAGTTCCTATTACAACATTACCAATAGCATTAGTTGAGTGGGCTTGTAAACCTGAACTATGCCCTATATATACACTATCATACCCTGTTGTTATACTTTGGCCAGCATTTTCCCCTATTATAACGTTATCATCTCCAGAAGTAAGGGATTTTGCTGTTTCATTGCCAATAATTACATTTCCAGTTGCACCACTACCCATAGAGGCCGCGGAAGAAGAACCTATTATTGTATTAGATAAGTCTGAATTTCTTGAAGTTATAAATGACCCCGAGATAATTAGTGAACCTGTTATTTGAACACCACCTTCTCTTGTTATTGTTCCACTGCTTCCTGTCCAGAAACCTGCTGATATACCTGTTAGATTACTTCCATCTCCATAGTAAGTACCACTTGCACTTATATTTCCAGAGGCTGTTATATGACCAGCAGATCCACTTGTCCAGATATTTCCAGCAATATGTAATGCCGCTTCTGGAGTTACTGTTCCAATTCCTATATAACCATTGGACCCAGTTATAAACATTCTAGAAGCTAAACTATTTCCTGTTTTAAATAATAAATCTCTATCACTTTGAATAATAGATCCGCCTGGATCTTGATATCTAAAATATATGTTTGAGACTCCATATCCACGACTACCTTTATCAAGCCATAGATTACTGTCTCTAGTAGATGATGAAACGATATGTAATGCCGTACTAGGACTTGTTGTTCCAATTCCAACAGCATCAGCTACAAAAGTATTTGCCGTTATAGTTCCGCTTGCACTTATATCTCCAGAGGATGTTATATTTGTAACGTAGATTGAGGGTTGTCCTGTTAATCCAGCTGCAGTATCAGCTGTATTAGCATGTGAGGATGATATTTCTTTGGTAATTTCAACAGACGATGATATGGCGTACGAAGCAGATATAGCATATGAAGCAGTTAATTGATTTATTACTCCAGGGCTTCCAGTGATTGATCCAGTTACTATTAAAGATCCTGTTATTATAGTATTTCCCAGAGAACCCGTATCAAGAGGGGTAATAGGAGTACCATTAATATTAAGACTTCCAGAAATATTCATACTTCCAGTAAGAGTTAAGGAACCTGTTGGGTTTGACCATCGTAATGAATTTCCAAATACTACTTCAATTGATGATCCAGTTACATATAGTGAACCAGTTATTTTTGTATCACCATGGAGAGATACAAATTCTTTCCTCCCACCAACTTGAAAATCATTTCCTACTGTTCCAGCTCCAACTGTAGTAGATTTAAGTATTAGGGATCCAGTTATGATAGCATCCCCATATTGATTAAAGTTTCCTTCATTAAATAGAGAACCCGAAATTACTGCACTTCCAGTTACGCTCATTCCAGTATTAGAAGCAATTGTTCCGGTCGCGCCCGGTGGTCCTATCGGTCCTCCTGGTCCTGGAGTAGATACTGTTATTACATTTGTGGTTGCATTGGTGGTCACAATATTATTTGCCATAATTAAGGATTTCCATTTCTAGTTGTTTCTTTTGATAGCTTAACTTTACCTTCTAATATCCTATTAACGACAGTAGTTACTCCACTACCACTACGTATTTCTAAATCATAATTAGCCTGATTCCAAGATACATTTGATCCAGATGAAAACTGAGACGAACTAAAAGCGGAAATAAAAACTCTTATACTACCAGAAGAAACCGGAATAGTGGTAGACGCGGATGGTGGAGTTGTATTCAAACCAGTTCCATCTGATTGTAGAGAGGATGAGAGTATGCATATAGTATCATTGGATGTCTTTGAAGGTCTTATTTGCATCCTTGCTTGATAATTTTTTAAATTTACAGGATTTCCATTTGAATCTTTATAATCAATTTGAAAATCCACAGTAGTTCCCTGTTCAATAGTAAAAGAATAAATTCCTGCAGCCATAAAGTGTTCCCATATTTTATTAATCTATAAACCAACAATAAATATCTTTTTTTAAAATAAGAAACCAAAAAAATAAGGCCCTATTTTTCAATAGAGCCTTACTTTATTATGAATCAAGATCCAGATTAAACTCTGTTCAATCCTTTAATATAAATCTTACCATAGAATTCTGGACGTACGATCTTTTTAGCATACCGTGTCATCACACCTTTTCTTGGTGTAAAGTTGGTAGGATCATATACCAGTGGAGTCATGATTAATGGAATATATGGTGCGTAGACCGCTCCAGTTTCCAAGAATTGAGTTCCACGGAATCCCATGAGAATAACATTCCTTTGCATGTATGGATTTTTGTACACTGTAAATCTGCTATTAAGCTGACCCACTTTTTGTACACCCATTGCAAAACCCTGTGCTCCCATTGAGCCTCCATCAGTATCAGCAGCATATCCAGGAATAGATTCTATAATCGTTGCAACGTCTGGAGAAGTAACTAAGAAATTAGCACCTCCTCGAAGAGTTCTTGCATGGATTTTATTAGAAACTTTCTGAACTTTAGTTCCAATAGTTTGGAACCAGGTTCCCTGATTATAAGCTTCTGCTGATGTTCCATCGTCAAAAGCTGTTCCTGCGTTATTTATTGACTGACCAGGTGTAACAGACCAATACTCAGTTGTTACAGCATTCTGTAAAAGCATATCTATGATCTCTAAATCAATCTCCATCGAGATATATTCAGAAAGCATTGAAGTCAATTCAGCTTCAGCATCAATTGAATGATAAGCATTTAAATCTTGAGCAAATTCTGGAGACCAGACTGCTTTCAACTTTCGTGTCTTAGCAACAATTGGCTCTGAATGCATTCCAACGTTAACTTCTGGAATATTGATAGTTGTTCCATCACCAGCTGTATCTTCAAAATCACCTCTTGTAGATTCTGTGGGCTGTCGGCCATAGTTAACGTGCATAGTTGCACCCAATTTTGGCATTGCACTAGTTGCAAGGACAAATATCGATGCTGATAAGGCACTTGTTAAATTAGATCCATAGATTGGAGTATTACTTCCTGCGCTAGCAATAGTATTACTAACATAGTTGTATGAGCTAATATTATTAGCTGCAGTTACCCCGGATCCAGTTATTGTCCAGCCTTTAACTCCCTGATTATCAGGTCTAGTTAATTTATCCAATGGAAAGGATATCTTCAAAAGAGTCTCAGAATCACTATTTCCTCCCATATTAAGAGAGGTAGATAAAGCGGAGTTAAATCCGATTTCTTTCCAGGATGCTGTAAATACATTTACTGCTGATACTGCAGCAACATCATCTTTTATGGAAAAAGGCCATCGACCATCACCATAAAGACCGCCAGTTGGATCAGCAGAAGCTGAAGTATTACCAAAGATGTCTCCAGTAAATCTTCCCGCATCATTTGCTGCTGCACTTGTACCATATTTAAAATCAAGATAGAAAACTAGTCCTGATGGTAAATTCATAGGTTGAACAGATACAAAATCTTTAGCTGCAATTTCAGCAAAGATCCTTCTTACAAGAGGTAGAGCAACACCCGACCATTCTTCGGCATTTGATCCGCCGGTTGCAGAAGCCTCATCAATTAATTGACGAGCTTGATTCTCCAAAAGAACGGCCATACCAGATTTATCATATTCCTGGTCCATTCCCTCGAGAAGTCCTGTTTTATCCCACTTATTAACCAAACCTTTAGTTTCATTGATTTGATTCTTATATGAGGCACCGGCGTCTTGCAATAAATTTGAAATTTTTGTCATTTTAATTTCTCCTTATTTTTTAAATTAGTCCGGCTAATTTTTTCATTCTGTTAGTTAATTCATTACCTTCAGCTATTACTTTTCTTTTTGAAGCCTTGGTCGTTGAGACCGACTTCGAAGCAAAGCCTTCGGTAATTTTTTTCTTTAATTTTGGTGAAATTTTAAAAGATTCAGCCAATGTTGAATAAATCAATTTAATTTCACGTAAGCTTCTAGCCCTATCAAAGTTTTCGATTACTCGAACTTTTTCAGATTCAGATAAAGTGTGATTCCTAAAGATCTTGTTAGAAAACAAAAGTTTGGCATTTAAAAGATTTACTTCATTAATTGTTCCCTTTAAAGAACGAATAGTGCCATAGGCTTCTTCTAATTGTTCTTTTAGAGTATCAACCACTTCAGTTTCTCCTTCATATCCATCTTCTGATTCTTCAAGCTCATCTTCTTCTTCCCTTAGGGATTTAAGAATTTCTTCTAGATCAACTTCTTCTTCATCTTCTTCTACACCTACGTCGGCAACTGGAGGTTCTTCAACGGGAACTTCAGTATCAACTTCCAGTTCTTCTTCGTGTTCGTCCTCTTCCAGTTCGTCTTCAAGTTCTTTGATAATAGATTCAAGTTCTAGATCTTCTTCAGACTCTTGTTCCTCAACATATTCGGAATCTTCATCTTCATAGACCTCTTCTTCATCCTCTTCTTTTAAATCATCTAAAACTGTTTCTTCGCCTTCCATGCCATGTTCTGATTCTTCCAAATCTTCAGCATCTTCGTCTTCAGATAATTTTCCTTTACCAGGATCTTCTTGATCACCACCATCAGCAACATCAACTTTATTATCACCATTTCCGATATCCGATGAATCAGATTGCTCATCCACTTCACCTGGGCTTATAGCTGCAGGTAAATCGGCCTCGTCTTCTAATTCTTCCTCAATCTTTGCTGACAACATAGATTGTAGTTTGGGAGTAAAAGCTTCTTCAAGAGCCATCTTTGCATTTTCAATAGCCGTTTCACGAACTGCTTTTGCATCTGCAATGGCTTCTTTCAATAAATCGCTCATTACTTTCTCCTTAAATTTATTTTTAGGAAATATAGTTATTTGGAACTATAATAGGTAGGTTAATTTAATGTTATCGCTATATTAGAAATAGCGTATTATGTATATAAGTATATCAATATATCCCAAAAACATAATAAAAAGCACAAAAAAAAGAGCCTTTTGTTAAAAAAGCTCTTAAATTAATTAAAATATTGTATTCGAAAGTTTAAAAACACGAATCTTTATCAATTATCTTTTGTCTTTCAACATCTCTTCTCAATTTTTCGATAGCACTTTCTTTTAATATTCTTTTCCTAGCTGACTTTTTAATATAAGCCTGCCTATCCCTATGTTCAGCTAAGATTTCAAATTCTTTGGTTTGTTTCTTAAATTTTCTTAAGGCCACTTCAAGATATCCAGGAGGAACTTTTACTCCATTGGGCACTCCGGGAATTATAAAATCTTCTTTTTTGGGTTTTTTATAAAATCTATTTTTTTGCATAACTATTTTTTAGTAAATTAATAACTACTTAAATATACGAAATAAAATTCAAATAAAAAAATTATTTTTACATTCTTTTAAATTTGCTGGGAGTACTTGTAGATTTCATTTCTGAAAAAGCAGGAATACGTGACTCTACTTTTTTAGCAACAACTCCAAGTTTTTTATGGAGATATTCATCTGAATCATCTGTGTCTCCATCATTATCAACATCTTTGTCTTTTAAATCATCAAAATCTGTTGCTGCTTCTTTATCTGAAATATTATCTATTTTTTCCTTTATCTCAAAATACTTTCCAAGCTTATAACCCATGTCTTCGTATAAGGATTCTAATCTCTGCTGTAGTAAACCCATCTCATTAACAGTTTTTGCAAAAAGACCGGAAGATTCTTTTAATTGCTTCATATCTCTTTTTACTGAAATACCATCAAACCAATCATCAGATTCATTCATAGTAAAAGATTCTGCTTTATAAATTAATTCGGTTATAGTCTTTAATGATTCCTTAATGGTTTCATTTTTATAAATACTAGACCCATAATCATTAAAATTAGAAACAGCTTCAAGAAAAGCTCTTTTATTTTCTTCGTTCCATTGGTGCTTTCTAGCTTCTTTAAGTATTTTTTTTAATTTCATGAGTTTTTCCTATAATGATTAAATTTGTCTAACTTCTAATATCTTTTTTAGCTTGTACTAAGGTTTTCATAACTGATTGGATCTTACCAAAAGCTTTTGGACTATATGATTTGACTTTTTTAGAAATACTACCTAATAATACAAGAACATCAGATATATCCTCCTGAAGTTCTATATCCATTGGTGCTTCATTAACAGATACTGGCGAATCATATTTACCAGTTCCCTTGTTATATTTAAAAAGCTTTGAACTTGGCAAATCTCCCAATATAGATTCTTTTACAAGAGATTTTAAATTAATATTGGCCATTTTGTTTCCTCAACATTTACAATTAGATTTTTTGTGAGTGGGAATTCTACAAACTCCGGTCATTTCACAAATTATATTGGTTATTATCTTATTCACTTTATGATATTTATCAAGCTTGACTTTAGAGCCAACAGATTCATGCATTGGAGCCATAAATGCCCCATGGGTAGAAGGATTAGAAACAAAATCCCAACAAATCAACTCAAAATCTGGCTGAACTTCTACAGTGTGATCTCCTTCTTCATACAAAGGTTTAACACTGCCAAGACCTCTAGAACTAATTCCAAGTTTAATACCTGCTCTTAAAAGCTCCTTTAATATATTTCCGCTGGGCGTTCCCAAGACTTCAACTTTTCCCATAACATCATCCCCGTCAAACCAGGTTTCCAATATATTGTGAGAAACATTGGCCAAATTAACAACAGAACTTTCTGGATGATCTAACTCGCCCAGAGCTCTACTTTCTTTAATTTGATTGTCATTGTATTTCTTGACTTCTCTTATGAGGATATCTTTTGGATAAACCCTTCCATTTTGATTTTTAGATCCGGCTCTTTGAAGAGTTCCTTGTACAATTACTTTCCCATCGTTTCTTTCCTCGGATTCTTTAATCATTCGAGGAGTTATTTCAAAAGGGGTATAATCAATTAAAAGCTGTTTGGCCATATTTATCCTACCTTATTAGAATACTTTTCTGGTATTCCATCTATATTAAATTTCGAAGCCACTGGATCTACTGCAAAGTCTTCCAAGGGATTTCCCTTATTCTTTGCATAATTACCAATAGGACCAGTCATTCCAGCCAAAGTGGATTCCTTTTTTATCTTATCAAACTTAGATGTACCTATTAGATCTTCTAAGGGCATATCATCCTCCAATATTAATTTATATCATCCAGTGAATACATGTACTGCTTTACTACCAGCATTTTGCAGGCTACCAGAAGCAAATAAAGAACCACTACCAATAAGTCTTGCCTGTGCAAGAGTAGTAGGTAGATTGTCAAACTTAACAGCAGATAAACTTGCACTTAATGAAAACGATTGAGAAGCATAATTGATCGTTACTGATCCACTAACATCTCCGCCATCATTCAAATTCAAATTACTATCAATCAAACTAGCAAATTGAGTTTCTGTGGGCTTATCTCCAGTATTGAAATAAGTCTTTAGTACTGTTCTAGTTACTTTTGCCATTTTTTTCCTTCTTATTTATTATCACTGCTGCCGCCTGTTTTTATACCAGGAGCTGATGGTGTTGAAACTAATCCCATCATATTCATCAGATATCTATTATAATTTTCTGCTAAAGATAAATCGTGCTGATATTTAATCTTAGCTTTTACCATACTTTCCCCAATCAGCTTTTGATTTTCGGAAATTCTTGACCACTCTGGCCAAGTTAACTTTTGTTTTGGTATATTGCTCATAATGATTTCCTATCGAACCCAAGTAGATTTTAACCTATATAAGTCAAAATATATTGAAGATAATTCTTTTCTTATTAATTTTCGTATTATTTCTAAGTCCGATTTTGTTAATTCCTCTTTTAATATCTTTTTTTTCATGCCGAGAGATCTCTCATCTTAACGGCTATTCTATTCATTCTTTCGGAAATTTTTCCAAGTTTTCCCTTTGTAGATTTCCAGTAAGAAGTTGATTCAAGACCTTGCTCTTTTTTTAATTTAAGATTACGACCCAAAATTCTTTCAATCTCAAATAATCTCTTTGATATTTCAGATATAGCTCCATTTACTTTCTGCTTTGAATTTAAGGTTTCGTCCTTTTTATATGAGTCATAATTTAAACTGTATATTTCTTTCATTATATTTTTGTATTTGGTTTCTCCAATCTTCTTGCTATCTTCTTCGTCTTCATCAGAAAATGCATATGGAGTCTCATATCCAGCAATTCCAGAAGTTGTACTAATTTCATCAACTTCTTCGTCTTTTGATAATTTTTCAATCAGGTTATCTAATTTTTTTATCGACATTTTTTAGCTCCCTAATTAATTCATGAAATCTCATCAAAGATAAAACATGAGTTTCTTTTATAATGTTTAAATCGTTCATACCTTTTAAATAACTTGAAATCTCTTTTAATTTTATTTTGATGGTTTTATTATTTATTTTCTTGATGCAATTTAAAAGTTCCCTACTAACCAATTCAATTTGATTTTTTAATTCTGTCTTTAGAGCTTTATTTTTTGAAACATTACTTATATAACTAGATAAAAGATTTCTTTGATTCTCATTCAATTTATCTCCATATTTATCATTAAACTTATCAACAAGAATCTTATATGATAATAATTTAATATCTTTAGATTGTTCCGATAATTCAATACCACCAGTCTTTTTTATATTCGAACCTTTTTTTTGTAAATTTTCAACTAGAGTGTAATATGATTCAGTTAATTTTTTTGGAGTTACCTTTTCACTATCGGAATTGAATAATCTATAAATAGAAGCATAAATTTTATATTCATTAATTCTAGTCTTAAAAAAATCATTAATTTCATAATCTTCTTGAATTGCTTTAATCAAATTATATTTTTCTCTTCTTAAGTTTGAACTATTAAGATTTTTTCGTTCTTTTAAAATCAAATCTAAAAACTTAGAGGCTTTAGCTTCTGACGAAAATTTTTCTTCGAAGAGTCCACGATAAAGATTTAATTCTTTCTTAAGTTGACTACCAGATTTAAAGTGTTCTCTGATTATTCCTACGGCTGGAGTCTTATTCTTATCATTTAATACATCAGAAGTTAATTGTCTAATCAACACTTCAAAAATAATGCCAGTATTTTTAATCTTATTATGTTTCACCATTATAAATATTCCACTATATATTTAAATATATCAATTTCTTAAATAAATATCATGTTAAAAAACTATATTATAAGTTTTCGTCATTTATTAAATTATTTTCGTCTAAAAGGGATCTTTCATTCAATATTTTCGTGTTTCTAAACTTTCCATTCATAGAATTTTTAACTTCTCTAGCCAATGGAGACTTATTATTACTACCCTTTATCGAACGATCTCTATTTTTAATATCCCTCTTTCTTTTTTCTTTACCAATTGGATCTCTGCCTCTTGCACTATCTTGGTTACCAGATTTTGGACCTTCATCAGGTCTTCCAACTTTTTTATTGCCTTCAAAAGCTAATTCGGTTTCTTCAGATTCTCCTCCAGATGGTTGTGGTTGTCCTGGAGCTGCTTGTCCACCGGTATCTATTTGAGCAAGTGCATATTCTGTTCCTCGGATTTCACCAGTCTTCATTGGATCATTTCCTTGGGTTTCAATTTCTTCTTTTCTAAATCTTTGTTTAAGATCTTCAATTACTTTTTCCCTCTCTACACTAACGTCCTCAGTAGACAGATCAAATATATATTTATATATCCAATCTTCAGAAAGCATATTAAGATCCTTAATCGAACTAGCAATACTAATTTTCTCATTCCACAATTCTAATTTTTCTCCCTCGGCTATTGTAGATGGGTTTGTTAATTCCAATTCAAAATCAACAAGATCCTCGTTTGTATATCCCTGAGAATATAAATGAACAATTGCTAGTTTTGTTAATTCCGAAGTAACTATTTTTTGAATTCTCTCTATTGTTCTGGCAAACCTAACGTCTTGGGCTGCTAAAGTTGCTTTCCCTTCTACTGCTTCCTCATATCCAATAAAAGCTTTTGGAACCTTGAGAGCTGCAAACATTCTATTTCTTAAATATTCAATGTCATCAATTCCTCCAAATTCCATTCCGCTCAAAGTTTCTATTTCAGTACCACTTTGTCCTCCTCGTACTGGCATATAATAATCTTCTAACATATTCTGCAGGTTAAACTTTAAGTTATAATCTCCCGTTGTATTGTCAACATACGGAGTCTTTTTTACTTTATTTATAACTTTTTGCATGTAACTTTCAACTTCATTTGGTGGAATGTTTCCAATATCTACTTTAAATATTCTACGCTCGGGCGCTCGCATGATCCTATGAATTAACATTGCATCTTCCATAAGGGTTAATTGTTTCCAAACCCTCCTAGCCGGTTCGATCATGGCTTTTCCATATGGAAGATAGTTTGTATCTCCTATCAGTCTAAAATGAGCTACTTCATAATTTTCTAAATAATCCCTTTTTCCACCAGTTACTAATCCAGATGCATAAGCATTTCCGCCAAGAGATTCATCTATATAATATCTAACTTCGTCTGGCTTAGAAGGATCTATGCTTTCCTCTCTGACCATAAAATAAGGAGATATTGGAATAACATTTACTATTCCATATTTTTCAACAATATCCATCTTGAGGAAAAAATCTCCATACTTACACATACTCCGGATCCAAAGATATAAATTAAATTCTATATTTAGAATATCATAAAATAGATTGTGTAATATATCATAAATTTCTTTTTTTGGAGATCTAATATCTAATACATTTCCAAAGCCATTTTTAACTGTGGATTCTTCTGAATAAATATCTAATGCAGAAGCTATAATAGAATCCATATCCATGGCTTCATAATCATTAAATAATTCTGAACGAATCCCAATATTTCCCTGTTGGGTTTGGTAATCAGCCCAGCTTGTTCCCGGATATAATCTACTATATCGATCTACTAATTTATTTGTTTCTAAATTTCCATCTGCCTGCAGGGAATCTGTATCGACAACTTTTAATTTTTTGTCACCGACACGCCTGATTATAATACCAGTTGAAAATAATTTTCTTAATCTGCTAAAAAGTGATTTGTTAGCCATTTTTATCCTTAATTAATTAACCAGGTAATATCTTCGTTCTCTCCCTTTATTTTCATATTCCAAGGATCGTTTTCGGGCATGATTCCCGTATATATCTCCGGAGAAGATTTTCCCATTAATCCCAAAGCTTTTTTATCTAATTCAAGGCCCTCATTTCTAAGTTTAAGAGCTGTGTCTCGAACCCAAAGTCCAATAGCAAAAGCCATTGTTAAGTCATCATTATATCCTTGTCGAGCTTCTGCTTTATGCCCATTCCAAATAAAGACTCTCAACTCTTCAAGCAATCGTTTCGATTTAACAATACATACTTTTTCTCTAAAATAAATATCAAGCTTTGAAATTAAAAGAGGACGAGTTTTCATTGAAGTCGTAAAACCTGGTGTCATTTGTGACCTGTCTTTTAAATCATAACCTTTTTGAAGTTGAATTGAAGAATCAACTGTTCCTTCTTGTTTATACGTATAATATAAATTTTTATACCCTCGATCTATGGCAGCCTGTAAAGATCCCCAACCCACATTGGCATTCTCAATAACCAATAAAGCATCATTATATTCTGTTGATACCCCCACCAACATATTTCCAAAATCTTTTGGAGTCAATAATCCCCTATATTCAGCTACTTGTTTAACCTCATCAATATCTATTACATGAAATGCCGAATAATCAGTCCCATCACCTCGAGCAACGTCAGCAACTACTATATAATCTTTAACATAATTAGGAGGTTCCCAGATCCAATAATTTCCATCAAAGCCTCTTTTTTCTATGGGCTCTTCAGCATAAGTTTCTTTATACCATTCTATCAAACTACCATCTATTACAGAATTACCAGAACTAATAAAATCACAATCACATTCTTGGGCTGCTAATTTGACTCCGAGTAATTCGTCTTGTTCGTCTCGCCACTCCTGATTTCTTTCAGGATGCAATGACCAGTGTAGTCGAATAGTATTAAACTTATTTTCACCATCTTCGGCTTTTACCCAAGTCTTATGAAAAAAGTTACCAATTCCATTTGGAGTTGACAAAATAATTGATTTACCACCAGTTGCAAGTGTTTGTTGTGCAGATGCCCAAATATCATCAATTCTATCAATAAAAGCTGCTTCATCTAAAACTAATAAAGATAATGCTTCAGATCTACCAGCATCAGCTGATGCAGAAATTGCTTTTATTTGAGATCCATTTGCAAATCTAAGTGAAAGTTTATTATCTTCAATTGTTTCTCCCCTCAACCAAGAAGGAAGATTTTCATGCATTGTTCGAACCTTTGTTACAAGATTTTTAGCTACATCTTGTTTGGTAGCAATTACTAAAACATTTTTATCTGTGTGAAATAACATTAACCACAAAGAATATCCCCCAGTAAGAGTAGAAATTCCTAATTGTCTTGATTTAAGAATTATATTATAATCTTTTTCTCTAAATTGATTTAATACTTTTTCTTGGAATGGATATAAATTAAAATTTATTTTGCCTCTGGTTGGATGCTGAATCTGGCAATATTTTTTCATAAAATAACTGGGTTCAACAGCACATTTCTTATATTCCTCGGCAATAATTTCCTTTATGGACTTTTGATTTTTCATCTATATATAAATATCAAAAAATAATTAATTAAATTACTGAGGCAGACTATAATTAATAGCGTTTATCAAAAAAACAGTTCCAATCGTTCCAACTACAAAACCGGGTACAAATCTCTTATGCCATTTTCCTTGCTTTTCCCGTTCCTTTTGGTATATTGATAAATTTTCATTTAACAATTTAATTTGTTTATTATATAAATCAAACTGCAAGCTATCATTTCTCAACATAAAATCTTTTTGGAATAATATCTCATTTTTGACTGAGACTAATGAATCCTGCTCCAATATAACAATATCTAATTTAGAAATTTTTTTCTTGTATTCCAAATTTAAAGCTTTGGACGTAGAATATAATTCCTTGTAAGTCTCACAAGTATCAATTTGAGAAAAACATAAATTTGGAATAATCAATAAAAATAAAAATAACCTTCTCATTACCTATAAACCCAATAATTTTTCTTTTGCTTTCAATTCGGCTTCTAAATCTTTTATAGTCTTATCAACCTTTGAAGCTTCTTTCTTAGCAGTTTTAACTTTTTTACTTCTTCCGTCAGCAGTTTTTTCGAGTTTTTTGACTTTTTTCTTGGCTTCTTTTTTGACCTTTTTCAGATTATCTAAATCCGATTTTATAATTTCAATTTCTTTCTCGTTTTCTTTTACTTCTTTTATATCTTTTAATTTTTTCTTTTTGAAGATTGATAATAATACAAAAAAAGCTCCCAAAGCAGAAAATAATCCAATGATCCAATTTTTAAACTTTTTAATCATCTTACTTCCCATCAAAAAATAATAATTTAACAATTATACTCATAATGGCAGTATAAACTATCCACATAGCCCTATGAATTCCATTTTTAAATTTTTTAATTTCTTTTATATCATGTTTTATATTACCACACTCATCTAAAAATTTTTTCGAATATTTACTAAGTTCAGCAACATCACTAGTATTTTTATTAACTCTTACAACTACTCCATTTTCAGGATTAAGTAATTTTTTCTTCAGCATAGATAAATCACCCCTCATTTCTGAGAAATCTTCATTTAAAATTTTTTGCTGAAGGGATATATTATTCATGCATTTTTTTATTTCCAACAGTTCCCCATTTGGCAACTGATCCCTTATTTCCGCCATCTCGTCCTTTAATTCTAAAAATAATTGTTGATTTGTTTTTCTAGGCATTTTCTTTACCGTTGCTGTTTAAGGGCAACAACTAAATCCACAGCTGCTTGAGATCCAATATAAACCATAGAAATGGTAACCCAATCTCCGGAAGTTACTCCACCATAGAGAGACAGACCTGTTGCTGTCAACCATACTGTTAATTTTTTACTTATAAATCTTGATAGAATTTTATCAACTGCCGCTTTTACTTTTGCCATTTTAAATTACCCCCCTTGGTTTATTTGTGAATAACACATAAACTCCGGGACTTACAGCAGAACTTGAGATTTGACTAACAGAAAGTTCATAAAGATCCGAATAACTATTCTTTCTTAAATCAAATAGAGATATATCACCTCCACCAGACAACCTTACATAGTCATCCGAAGAAAAACCACTCCCACTTATATATATGGCTCCTGCACCATATAAAGACCCAGTATAATCAGTTATTCCACCAGAATGCTTTATTACTTTCCAATATTTCCCAGGATGTCCAACCCTATTAAAATCGTTTGATAAATCTGATCCCATTATTTTATTCTTTCTTTAAATTTTTTTCAAATTTCTTTGCTTTTTTATAAAATTCTTTTTTAGTTTTTTCTTTATTTAATCCGCAAGACCAATCTTCAATTTGACCATTCTCCGTTATAAATTTTCGAGAAGGATCTTCTTTAACCCACTCTTCAAATTCTTCTCTTATGTCCTTGAGCCATGCATACTTATTCTTAAGACTTCTTTCTTTTATATCTTCTTCCCAAGTTTTATTTATTTTTTTATTGGTTTCTTGTTCAATCCAAGCTTCCCATCCCATTTTATATTTTTTATAACAAAATTTATCATATATGGTTTTAATTGGCTTACCAGATACTGGACAAAATGGGGGAATTTTAGTCAATTCACGAATCTTATCCATTTTAGTAATATTTTGCTTTATTCCATTCTTTATTGTCCAGGTTTTTCCACCTTCGTCCCAAACATCACCCTCTACACGTTCTTCATTTTTATATTTTTTCCATCCGGATTGAGTTTTAGTTTTATCATGGTGGTTTCCCATGACAATATTTCTCATCCTTTGAACTTTAGATTCTTTTATATTTTTCTTCATGATTTGTATAAATAAATATCAAAACTTTAGATTAAAAAGTCATTAATCCCGTAATTTGATTGATGCTCGCAAATGCTCCTGTGAGCTTATAAGTATTTCCCTTATAAATAAAAACAAGTCCTTCTGATGGCACTATCTTATCAAATCCACCTATAGCTTGTATCTTGGCCAACTGTTCCTTAACTTTATTTAATTTTTTAAGGTCTCCACCCTTCCTAACATCTCTTATTGCTTTAGCAACTTGCTTTCTTATAGCTTGTACAGATTTGTCAGGATTAGCAGCTAAAAATCCTTCTGCATTCTTGAGGACTTCAGCACCCAATTCAAAAAATAAATTTTCAAATGGTAACATATTCTTTTTAACCTGTTGTTCAACCTTAACCTTATCTAATGATTTAATTTTATTAAGAAGTTCTTTATCTGGTATGGTTTTTAGATTTAGTCTATAACTCTTATCATTAAAAGCCCATCGCTTAACCAATCCCATTTTTATGGCATTTTCTATTCCTGGAAAATTTTTATCTACATAATCTTCCCACCACGTCTGATGATATTCTGAAAATGTAGCAGCATCAGATAATCCAAATTTAGATTTTAACTTATCTAATTTAGAATTGAAATATGATCTCTTGGCTCCAAAATCTTGATGGGGTTTTACCTTGAGAATCTGTGGACCTATTACGCTAAAACTTTTTTGAACATTTGCATTTATCTGCTGTATCATCCCGGCCAAAATTCGAGCTCCATCTGATACAGCTCCAATTGCCTTGCCATCTTTATATTTTAAAACATTGTGAAACTGAAGATGTGGTGCATCATATACAATTACATTCGGAGATGCAGGGTACATGATCTCCATATTAACCCAATTGTTTCCACCATCAAATATTTTAGCTTTTTGTTTATCACTTAAACCACCTATTGCCTTGGATAAATCATTCATTGCAAAGTTAAATGCTTTTTCAATATTTCCTCTGCCCTTAAATTTTGAAGCTACGGCCTTAACGTCCATGCCACCACGTTTGACATCTCCAGTACTTCTAGCTGCTTTTAGTTTTCCATCCGACCAGGTAATAAATAGATTTTGTCCATCAGTTTTTTCTGTTGCACTACTTTCTAGATCCAATTGACCTTGTAGTGATAGCTCAATAATATTTTTAAAATCACCAAAGGTCAATCCTCTATCATCAAACGGATGAGCCATATGACCATAAGCTCCACCCTCCGTTATAACAACTCCATCAAAAATGTTTGGTTTGGGCGGTATCCTCATTCTCATGGCAGACTTACCATTGATCAACAAATCTCCCTTTTCGTTCCAACTTATAGTTTTAACAACAACTTTTTTATTTTTAAATTTGCCCATATAAACTGTATCACCAATTTCAACCGGAAGAGTAATAGTCTCCATTATAGATTTCCAAATACCGGGATCCAACAATCTTTCTGATAAGTTTGTCGGTGTCTTAATTGATTTATCTGGCTCTTTTATTTTTTCTTTGTCAAAAGTCTTTTTCTCTTTGGAGTCTTCTGCTCCCATAAAATCTAAAAACTTATATCCAAGCCGTAAAGCTATATTAGATATTCTCTTTACGTAGGCTTTATATGCTGGAGTTGATTTTAAATCTATTGGATTGATGGGTGTTTTTTTTCCAGCAACTCCAGCGGGGAAATATGTTACGGGATCGATCTTACGATCTGGTGTTATCTTTACTTCTTTTGCTCCAGATAATATATAATCTACTACTGTCCATCCAATCTGCTTAGCATAAAAATCTCCCTTCGATGAATACCCTTTAAAAGATGAAAATACAGTTACTGGACCATCATCAACCATTCCTCCTCCCAAACCAACAGTACTAGTTGCTTCACTCAATATCTTTTTAAAATCCGATTTGATTACAAATTTTTCTATCAGAGATTCTTGAAGACTTCCTAATTTTTTAACAATCAAATCATAATTCTTTGTGTGACCAAAAATATCCTTAAATAATTTTTTCTTTTCTTTAGGATCCAAAGACTTATCACCCAATGCAGTTCTGATTGTTGTTCCACTCATTTCACCATACCCGGGAACACTAAGAGATTTATGAGGAGCTATTAATGTATAAGCACCATCTTCATATCCAACCTCGGCCTTTCCTTTCCAAGGTCTAAAGAATTTACCACCAAGGCGACTTGCATCTTTTTGTCCAACCATAAATACTGCTGCAGTAGTTTCAGGATCATATTTTTTAAGAATCTCTTCTGCTTTGTATGGGTTTTTAACTTGGACAATATTTGATATGCCATAAGAATTTATAATCTTCTTTTTCTCATTAAAGTTAAATGGTGATTTTGGTAAATCAACTTTACCGCTTGTTGCAATATAAGCATCATCAAATTTTTTGCGTAACCCCTTAAAAGTCTCAGCATGATGTTTGCCCATGGGTTGGAATCGACCCGGGTAAATAGCCACTATTGTTTTAATATCCTTGTCTTCAGAAATTAATCTATTTATTAACCATTTTCCTAACGGCATTTTCTATTCCTTTTATTTGTTATAAATATTACTTTTATTATTTTTATCCCCCTTGAGATATATGTAAACTATTATCACTGGGGTTGATATAAATTACTCCTGCAACAGCTGGATCCGAGGTTGGTAAAGAATCATAATCCAAACGTAAGCTTTTGAAGGTTGCAAGACTACTTCCGCTTATATCTCCTGCAACTTCTAAATTTCCAGAGGCTGTTATATGACCAGAAGTAAAAATATTATCCGCTACTGTTGTTGATATTGTTCCAAAATGGCCTGAAGAGGCGCTTATATGCCCGCTTGCACTTATATTTCCAGTTGTGTATATATTTCCACTAGTAACATCAATATCCCCATAAGCGTTAATAGCTGTTGTTTGACTTGTATTACCATGGTGAGATCCAGAATAAAATGATGGTGCTATATGATTATATTCAGAAGTAGATTGTATTCTCCAATCAAATTCAGATTTATAAAATAAAAGTCGAGCTCCATGATCTAAAGCTAAAAGACCGGAATAAGCTCCTTCAGCTGAGGCAGTTGTTTGATTCCAAGATTTTTCTGTCCAATCATCAGTATCTGATTTCAGAATTTCAATGTTGCCACCGGCCGGATGGGTTTTGCCATGAGCAAAATATAGTTTATTACCAGACCCCATAGCATTTTCTATCATAATAAAGGAAACGTATTTATTATCTCCGGGCCCAGCAATATTAATTGCCCCAATTGGATATTCTTCGGCTAAGGGAGAATAGGTTCCTGTTAAACCTTGGATTCTTATGAAATGACCGGTATCAGGACCTCCATAATCAGAGCTGCCGGTCATTTCCAAAACAATATAATTTCTGCTGCCATAGACATACTTATTTAATAGATGATTATCAGCATTTACGCCGGATGGACTTATTTTAGTTTCTCTATAGATAAACATATCTGCTTTACAGCTGTTTTGAAATACCGCTGCACTTGCCGAAATACCACCTCCAACATCTAAAGAAAATTTTGAAGAGCTAATTTCCAATATACCATTAGATCCGCTTAGCATAGCAGGAGGATTTCTACTGCCAAGGAAAAATGATGGAGTATTTATCTTAACATTGCTACCACTTATATCAATATTATCAGTTTTTATTTCTAAAGCTCCCGGACTTGATCGGAATCTAAAATAATGTTTATTTCCAGATACCAACTCTAAACCAACACCCTTATAATCGTCTCCAGATGTTGGAAGCACCGATCCACTAAACATTATAAAACCAGAAGGAGCTTGAGAACCTGTGGCCAAATTAAAGCCCTGATAGTCAGTTGATTTAATAAATGAAGACCTCTTACCAGACATCTCCATCCCCCTTCCAGGAGCTCTACCAATAAAAAATGAACCCGTAATTAATGAACCAGAAGGAGATCCAAAAAATTTAACGCCTTCTCTATTAACGGTAAATGTTCTATACCATCGGACTTTTGAACCACCTTTTAGAGTTCCAACAAAATAAAGCTTTAAATTATATATTGGAGTATCTTCACTAACTCTTAAATTTAATACCACTTTATCAGCTGAATCTATTTTACCCTCTACTGTAAACGGTAATGCATATCCCTCACCATCAATAGCTTCCATTTCAATTTCACTATTTATTTGCAAATTATCTATATTGGGTTTAGAAATAATCTTGTTTATTCCAAGACGAAAAAATCCTGGTAGGGAATCTGGATCAAATCCAAAATAATCTGGTGAATTAAGACTATTATCCTCTACGGAAACGGGAATTTTCTCTAAATATCTTCGAAGAATTTTTTGTGCCATTCTATTCTGAAATCCTAAAATAATAAATTAATAAATGCAGTTATAAATATCAATTTAATAATTAACTAAACTATAATCTCCGATCTTATTAATCTCAATTAAGTCCTCGGTAGTATCTTTCATTGTATCAATATGAGAAATTATTAATATAAAATCAAAGTAATTTTTTAAATAGTTAAAAAGAGTATTCATGGAATTAATATTCTCGGGATCTAAATTTCCAAACCCCTCATCAATAGCTATAAAATTGGGACATGG